TTATGTGTTGCCTTCCAGATCATCCAATCTCTGATTGAGCATTTTTAGCAAAGAGGAGTGCGGAACATTGGTAGTATTTCCAATATTGCGTAGTCGAATTATTAACGCTTTTTCTTCCTTAGTAATACGGTAAGGATTCTTTGGTTCGTCGGAACGTGGGCGACCTGCCCCCTCTCGCTTTCCTCCATGGCCAATTGGTAAGAAGTCCAATTCCACTAAATCAGTATGCTTTATCAGTCCTGTTTTGTAGTAAGCGTCTCTTAATATATCTAAATCGGTAGTCAGAATGGGACAAGTCACATTAATAGGCTTTTTCCCTTCAGGCTCATACTGAAAAGTAAAAACGCCATGCTTATCCAGTGTAGCAATGGCGTCATTGGCAGAGTTTTTAAACATTGTCGTGCCAGTTGGGAATGAGATGATTTCAATTTCTATCATGATATAAACTTGATATATGTAACGATAATCAAAATATACACCAACTTGATTTATGTAACAAATATCAAGTGGTTTCTCTTTTGTTTTTGCATGCCCCACCTGGAGCAAAAGAAAACTATGGCATTAATCGTAGTAGCTTTACTTTGCAGCCCCACCTACTGCGTAGGTAGAGCTGCAAAGTAAGCACATTCTTATTACATAACCCCAATCTGCCCTTGTGCCAATCAGAAAACCTGAACTTTTAGCATAACTGTCAGCTCACGTTGAACGACATTATTTGATTCCGTTTTGAATAGGTAGCCTAAGACTGGAACGTCTTTGAGCACCGGCACACCGTCTTCACTTTTTCTGTTTTCCTCACTGACTAAGCCACCAAGGACGATCGTTTGCCCGCTTTTTACTGAAACCGTTGTTTGTATAGAGCGTTGATTGGTAACAATATCGCTAGCGATGGTTGAATCAGTAACGCTTGAAGACTCCTGATTGATTTTCAAAATTGCCGTGCCATCTTCTAATATATGAGGGATAACAGACAAGAAGACACCGACATTTTTACGCTCGATACGAGTGATACTTTTACCCGCATCAGTGACTTCCTTTGCGATTAGAAACGGTACGTTCTGACCAACCGATATTGCGCCCTGCTCTCTATCCATAACGAGTAAAGTGGGTGTCGACAGTATTTTTGTATTCTTCACTTTGGCTGTGGCCGAGATTAAAGCTCTAATGTCCCCGCCACTCGAATACATATAGTTTGCACCAAGACCAGAACTTAGCGAACCGAGCGTATTTGACGTAAATGTAAAGCCCGTTTGTTTTAATGCAGTCGAGAGGTCTACGCCAAAAGAAGAACCATCACCCGCATCAGTTTCGATAATGATTGCTTCAATTAGAACTTGTCTTATTGGTGAGTCGAGCGCCCCTCGAAGTCCAGAGAGTTGTTCATGCACTTCTGGCGATGTGATTGCAAGTATCGAGTTTGAATTAGGCAGCATGCTCGCGCTTGGTGTTTGAAACTTTATGTCATCAAACTTTTCCATGAACTTCTTATCCGTGTCAGGGGTCTTTATCGCTTGCTGAAAAAGCGGTAAAACTTTTGTGGCTTGAATGTTTGAAAACTTATAAACAACGGATTCTAACGCGCCTACCGTGATTAACTGATTGGTATTGTTCTCGATACGAACAACTTCACCATAATCAAGCATGACTAAGTTGTTAGACTTAGCGATATGGTCAAGCAACACCATCAAATCAACGGTCGAAACGGAAGGAATATCCGCTGTTAATAGCGTCCCAGATGCTGACGAGCTCACAACAATTGATTTCCCCGTTACATGAGAAAGCCATTGTGTTAGTTCGGTAATAGGCGCATTTCTGAGTTGAATGGGTTTGTTTTGTTCACTGGCAAAAAGAGCGCTTGAAACAAAAAGGCATACAAACAAACTAACAAAAAACCGTTTCATTATGACCATCCTTTTCGAGTGAGATTTGACAAGCGTTTGTAACTGTTACTTTGTACCCCATTGAAATAAGCTGATTTGATGTCAGCGAAGTATCAGGCGAAGCTAGGGTAAAGCGTTCAAAGTCGGGCAAAGAGGAATATGAAATGACCTTAAAGTCATTGAAAGAAATTTTAGCGGCTAAAATTTTCTCTTGAGCCTCTTTAGTTTGGTCGACTGCAATCAACTCAGTTGAATTGGTATTTGGTTCATAAGAAGCATATAGGTAGGCACTCGGGATCAAAGCACCAAGTAAAACGAGCTTAAGACGAGACCATTTCTTAAGGTATATTTTGGTAATTCTCATGATATTTCTCATGGTGTATGGCACTTGGTATCGGCCATGTGTGTAGTAAGGGGGAAGCACGGAGTATGTGCTGTGAGGATAATCACTCCTAAATATCTGCTTTGTGTTGTAGCAAGGATAGAGACTGCTGCCAAAAGTTACCCATTTACCAACAGTTACAGAATTATTCATCACTCCGTATTTAACTATGCCAAGATGAATACGCGGCAGCGGTAGTTTGCTACCAGTTAGCATCCAATAAAAAGTGCCAATAAGAGGTATGTTTAAGCGATCTGTTCTTCTACAGTACACTACATGTTCGGCAAGGCCATCACGTGCTTGCTTATCAACCAACGAAATATTCTGAATGAGGAAGTCAATATCCCAGCCTACTTTTCTAGAGTGTAAAAACCAATCAATAATGACCTGACGTGTTTTGTCATTCCATGTTCTAGAGTTGAACCAAGTGGCGCATTCATCAAGAACAATCAATCCATTTTTAGATTCATCATAAGATAAGTTGGCCTCCCCTATTTTCAAAAGATCGTCAATGGTCGGTTTGTCTGGTATTCGGTAAAGTAGAGTATTTTTCTTATCCCGACCTAGCATTGCCACTAGATTTATATCTAAATTAGTTGCAACTGGGAGTCCTTTTCTCAGTCGCTCCCTGATGCGATCAACTGAATTTAGAGTCTTACCAGAGCCAAGTTTTCCAGTAATAAAGTGAACGGCCATATCAACGCCCCTGAGCAAATGATTCAATGAAATACACTTTCCAAATCCACACGTAACGAACAGTATGCGCTGAGACTATGGAAGATAAGCAGATGGCTGCATTATCAGGAATAACTAATGACGCACCGTGAACTAGCCCTTCAGGAGCAACAACAGAAACGGACATGATTAACGCTTTGATGACGGCAAAGACACCTAAAGTCAGAGCAGATACAGCGGTAATAATGGTTAACTGCATCGCGACTTTAGTTGTCATGTACTTAGCGAAAAATGCGATGATTTGACCAAATATTCCTGCAAGAAAGGCAATCAACGCAGGCAAACGCATCATGTTCGAAGCGCCCGTAATGATGGGTAACAGAAAAGCAGGCATAACTAGACTCCTTGTTTAGCTGGCGTACCTCTTGGGACAATGCCAGTCATGAGTATGTTGATTAAATTGATAATGGTGTAGACCCCTAAAATCCAACCGAATAACTCTTTAAATTTGGTTGAGAAATTGCACGATATTTCATAACGCTTACCCTTGTAGTCAAAGAGCATTAAAGGGCGGCACTCTGAAGCCTGAGGGATAACATTCGTAAAATACGAGAGTAGAGATTCAATGGCTGATTCATCCATTTCACTGCCTAGTGGGCTTGTTTGTGAAAATTCATTAACCTTGGTTTCAAAATTTGTTTGGTAGCCAGAAATTTCGTCATCAAAGTAACCCCCAATCGTATCGAGTATGCTCTTCACGCCCTCTGTTGTGATCCCGTGAGGCGTTTCACAGTAATTATTCTCGATGCTTGGTTCGCAATTTTCGCTAGGTTTAGGCTCTGTGTTTTGTTTAATGCTATTGAGCAACTGGTTAGTGGTATCTAATTTAGAGTTTGTTGTATCTATCTTTGTCCCTAGTGTATCTGTCTGCTGCTGGATTGATTTTCTGGTTAAATCAAACTCAAAAGCATTACCTGCCTGTAAATCTCTGACCGCAGTATTGAGTTGAAATACGGAGTCTCGTAACAAATCAGAACGTAACTTGTTGTCCTCATTTAACTGGCCTATGGAAGCATTAAGCGCTTGCGTCTGATTTCTTAGCTCATTATTAATCCCATCACGTACATCATCACCGGATTGCCTAACATCACCACCCAAGTCAGTAAGCTTATCAATGACTACTTCACTAGATAACTTTTCTTGTTGCTTAAAGTCTTCAATTTTCTGAATGAGTCCAGATAAATCGATATCAGGGTTTGGTGTTGGATCAGGATTTGGATCTGGGTCTGGATTCGGGTCAGGGTCAGGGTCAGGGTCAGGGTCAGGGTCAGGGTCAGGGTCAGGGTCAGGGTCTGGATTATCGATAGGACAAATCTCATCGGCCAAACGGTAAGAACCATCATTACATTGTTGAATTGGCGGACGGTCACAACCAGGATAACCTAATAAGTCAGGTGGAAAGCCATCGGAGCACTGATTGTTACATTGGCTTGCATCAGATAAAACGCAATCTTTATTCATGAAATCCAATGTGTAGCCATCAGGACAATACTTATCAAAAAAGTCCATGTATAAACACACGGTTTTATATCTTTGAACGTCATTAACAGGGTCTAAATAAGGCACTTGGATAAGCGTATTCAACCTGACGCCATTAGATGTATCAGGACAAGTTCCACCGTTGGGGTCTAACCAATGCTGGCCACGATATTTAACAGGATCTAGTACATCGTTACCTATCAGAAAGCGACCTTCAGCCATTTCAGAGTAAGATTGAACAAATGTGAGTCCACTTGGCGCGTCCTCTGTTACAACTGGCAAAAGATTTGTTGTTGGCTGGCAGTTCTCGGCAAACGATGGCGATGACATCAATAACAAACAAACTAACAATCTCATATTCATTCCTTAGATCAAAAAAGGACAGCGAACTGTCCTTTGCTTAAACATGCGAGCTTTGTTAGGTTGCCTTCGAAACAAAACGTTTGAATAGCTTAATGATTACAAATGCAGATGTGACAGAAATCAAAATTGGCCAAGCTAAAGTCTCTAACTCACCAATTTGCGTTGTGAATTTCGCAAACGCTTCTGAAATACCACTTGGTAAAGACGTAGTAGCAAACGCAGATGCACTAGCTAATGTTGAAGTTACTAAAAGTCCTGCTTTTGATAACTTAGATTTAAGGATGTTTTTCACGATATAGTTTCCTCTGATAATCGTTTGAAAAAAAGCCAACCAGCGCCGATGCCCCAACCAAGGACAAAAGCACCAAGAAAATAGGAAGTTAACGTAATCATCGTTGTCCCCCTGAAATTAAGCCAAGGCTGAAAGAAAGTACCAAACCAAGGCCAAAAATAAGGTCATACAGCTGTCGACCTAATTCGATAAGAAGCTGAATTTCATCACTAGACATTCGGCTTTCCTGTATTTGTTATTTCGCTTGCTGAGGAGCAATGGAGTTCAGGCGGAAGCCTTTCCATTCCATTTGGCGTGCTACGTTTGCGCCTTCGTAATATTCAAGATTGAGTAGCACAGGCTTTAAGCCCCACCCGTTTGGGTCGGATTGGAGCTTTTCTAGTTGTGCGAATGTACCGTTTGCCATCTGGTCATTCGTGACCTTTACCGTCCAAATGCTCGCGGGGCTTTTAGTGTGAAATTTAAATTCAGCGGTCTCAGGTAATGGTGCGCCTTTGTCGTCCGTACGGTTGACACGTTGTAAGTCTGTGATTGCACCTTCAATACTGGCCAT